TATCGCATGGGCTTCTTCAAAGCAAATCTCGTCAAGTTCTAAGGCCACACGGCAAGCCCCCTATCAGGCTCGCCCACCTGTGACTGTAACAAACGTCACGGTTGAAGAGAGGTTAGTTGCACTTGCGACCTCATCTAAAGCCGCAGAGTCTGCTCCTGCTTCATACGCCAAAACTTTCTTGTTGGATCTATCGTATTGGAATACATATCCTCCACTAACTTCAACATGAACGGTTTCTATGTTTGATACATATGTCGTCAAATCCAATGGTTCTCCGCCCGTTGGATACGAGCTATCAAATGTGATTTTCAGAGCAACAGTCAAGCGGTTGCCTGTTACGTTTGTTCTTCCCAATTGCTCTACTGTCAATGCCATACTGAACTCACCTTTGATTCAATCCTATTTAACTACTATTTTACTCATGAAGTATGACTATGCGGGCAGTTCCACCCGAAAAAGTGCCATTGGAGGTCGCTAGGGTAAATCTTACCCTTCCACAGACCAATCCGTTCCATGCAGCAGGTTCGTCAATTGTTTTACCGCCAACGGTGCTACTTGCAGGTGCGGTTACTGTGAAATGAAGACCACTTGTATTGCCTCCATCTGCATTCATGTTGCCCCCTTCTGATGTTTGGAAATTGTAAGGAACAGTTACTGCGGTTCTAACATCAAAGTTTGCAAGGGTATCGCAGTAAGGATACTCAACACCTTCGCTATCTTCAACATCCATAGCAATCTTCAATGAACCTGTTGTACCTGCATTTGCATTGCAAGTTAGCCTGGAACAATCTAATACGAGTCTTCCTATCTTGCCATTAAGATCCAAAGTTCCACTCAATGAGTTGGTGCTATCAGCAGTTAGAGTTAGCACTCTTCGGTTTGCACGAACACGGCTCGCATATCGGCCTGATCCATCATCAATGTCTGCGAATGAATCAGTCAAGCACTAGCCCCCGTGATGTACTCACGGGCTAGGTCAGTCATGGATGCTTTGGTTGATCTGTTATTTACAGGCAATCCTTTCTCTGAACACCATGCCATCATTTGTGCCCGTGTTAATTGACTATCGAATCCGGCTGCAGCTAAGAGAATATCCACATCAACTTCCTGGTCAGTTACGGCAGGAGTTGCTTCGGGTTCTTCTTCAACCACAGGTTCAGGTTCGGGTTCTGGTTCAACTACAACAGGTTCAGGCTCAGGAGTTATTGCTTTGAGCATCTTCTCTGCTTGGACATCATCGCTTCCGATAACTTTCCAGGCAGTTCCTCCATTCTCGATCAGGGGCATTATCTTGTCACGGATTATGTCTTGTGGAACATCATCCCTAACCATGCCTCTTGAGAATCCAAGAACCTGGTGTCTTCCTACTGTGATCTCACAGTAAGGTCTTGCCCCAATGTATTGAAGGCTAAGAGCCATTTAAGCCACCGCCTCACCGATACAAGAATGTAAGCCTAACCGTGTCGCCATCCTGACCCGCAGATGCTGGTGTCAGTTTTAGCAGGGTGTTGGTGGATACATTTCCTGCGACTGTGAAGGCGTTACCGCCAGCAGTTGTTATGTTGTGTGCCGATACGATACCGATCAAAGCCGAACCAACCACAGGGTTTGTGGTTAGTGCTAAGTCATATGCGAATGCCGCATCTCCGTCAGTAACTACTACATCAACAGTTGCCATGCTGATTGTACCTGTTACGCTATTGCTTCCAATTGGGCTTTGTAGCCAGCTTGTGTCGTCTTCACCAACTCCACCCCATAGGCGGGAGTTGAATACTTCAGTTACGCTTGTTAGATTTATGTTTGCCATATCTTTTGCCTCCTATTTTTCTCCATATTCTCCGTGCATCTAAGCAGCGATGTCCCTCACTTTTCCGTGTGCTCGGTAGAATAGTTGCCATAGTTCGCCCATTGTGTGGAACATACCCATCTGCCCTAGCCTGTTGATTCCGAATGGATCTCCGGTTTCAATACCAGACTCGTGGTATAGGGTTGGTTTTGCGGTGCAGAAGTAAATGTAGTCGGAGTCTATGAAGTACATTCTCGATAGTTCTCCTGAATCTGCCTTAACATCCTTAGATGGAATGAGAGGTACGCCATTGTATGTTGCAACAACGAATCCGGCTTCCATACCTGGAACACCCTTAACGCCATTCACACCAGGAACAACTCTCTTCATCTCTGTAAATCTCTGTTGTGGTTGCAATAGCTGCTGAACCTTCTCAAGAGTATCGTAGCCTGTTAGGATAACCTTTGGCTGACCTCCCTTCTCCCATACGCTTCTGAACATTCCGTCAATGACATTCAGACTGAGAGCACGTGCAGCACCTGCTGAACCTGCATCGACATTAGCATCATACCATTGTTGTGATGATCCAACACTTCTTGTGATGTTGTACTGATTGTGATCTGCTGCGGCTGATACGAAATCAGTTGCAGTTTCAACGAAAGAAGAGGATAGACACCTGTCAAGGGACTCGAAATCATTCCCTGCGGCAGTATCCACATCTTCTAAGAGCATGACGTTGATGTGCTCTGCGTGATGCTTTGCCATCTCCATCTTCATTACTGCCCTTGCATCTCCAAGACCGTCATCTTTGTCGGCTAGGAACATTGCAGTTTCGCTGAGATCGAATGTGTGAGCCACAGTCTTTGGCTTGGTGGCTACTTCTGCGAAAGTAGGCTTGCTAGTTTCTGGTAGAGTTCCGTTCTCAGGAAGACCGCCACCCTTTGTCCTGTCAGGCTTATCGGTGACGACTCTCCATCCACTCTTCTCCCAGGGTTTCTTTGGCAGAATTGAGAAGGCGTTGAACTCTTGGTTGAGTTGCGACCACACCTTTCGGCCAAATATTGCCTGATAAGTTCCGGTTGTACTGCTAACCAAAGGCGAATCAGCCTTTAGCAAGTCAGTTCCAGAGTATGCCCATGCGTTAGCACCAGCACCTGCACCGTAGTACAGTCTTTCCATGTCTTCAATTGTTCTAATGTATCCTTTTGATCCACTCATTTTTTTTCACCTCGTTATCTCCATGTCACCAAGACGATTACTCGCCTGTTAGTGCCCTCCTTGCTAGTTGCTCGGTAGCCCTCCAGGACTCAAGGTCGCTGCCCATAGCTGCGAACTCCTCGTTGGTTGGAACACGAATATCTGTTGTTGGAACTGCGGATGCAGATTTCTGAATCTCTGTATTCTCAGAGCGTAGTCCTGCAATCTCTGCTTGTAGTGCAGCGATTTGACCACCGAAATCATTTGCTTTGTTGATTTGGAGAGCCTTAGCGGTTTCCGCCTCATATCGGGCTTCCCACTCTGCCTTTACAAGAGATTTCATGCCTTCCTCATCTCTGAGTGAAGCGTATGCTCTGTATCCACGCTCTAGTCCTTCTGGAGTAATTGATCCAGGGGATTTGATGACATTTTTGTTGCCGGATGGCTGATTGTATGCCATGTTAGCAACGCCTGGTTGCTTGATGACGTACTTGTTTCCGCCAGGAGCTGCTAGTGCAGGGTATGTGACTTCCGTTGCATCTTCTCCTGCACCGATCTCGTCACCCATTCCTCTGTGAGAGTATCCACCCTGTCCATCTACTCCGACCATGTAAGCCTTCTCAAGACCGAAATGAGTTCTTAGTCCATCCAAATCCACACCTGCTTCGTGTGCGAACTTCTCAAGAGTATCAATGTACTGTAAAGCGTCAGATGTGGATTTCTCCATCTCTTTGTCTTCTGCATACATTTTCTCATCATCGGCTTTCATTTCTTTGTATTCTTTCATGTCGCCTTTCATGTCGCCTTTCTCGTCTTTCTTATCAATAGCTTTCAGTATTCCACTTAGGCTATCTCTTATCTCTTCCAATGCTTCGCTGCTGGTCATTTTTGTCACTTCCGTTTCATCCATCTTTAGGATTGTATATC